CGACCGTTCCACCTGTGATATGGAATAGGTCGATAGTATCTTCAATCAGAGCTGCGCCCGTAGAGTCGCCGCCTAGATTGTAGTTGTGGAAAGCTGCATTCGTTGCGCCTACCGTGTCACTTGCTGCCGCGTCTGCCCAGATTTCGGAAGAGTTCACGTAGTACGTGCCGCCGGTCATTGCACCAGGGATATGCAAGGTATTGCGATTGGCAACGCCTAACCCGGTAACGCTTCCGGTAGTTCCGAACTTGAGCGAAATGTGAGCGCCGTGTGCGGTGCCGCCTGCTACGTCTTCGACATCCGTGAAGATCCGGCAAGCTTCGCCGCCGCCGCCTGCACCTGTCAGATATAAACGAAGGTACATGCCGCGATTATCGCCGCTGGTCGCGCCGTTGTCGAAGTAGTATGAAAGGAACTTAAAGTTTGCCGTGTCTTTTACCACGCGTGCCGAACTCGTACCGGCTGTCATCTGCCCACCGGATTCCATTTCGATAGTGCCGCCGTCTGCGACCACTAGAGCGTTGCCGCCCTGTCGCCGGTAGACTCCCGGCTGATAAGTATTGTCTGCCATTTGTTTTCTCTCTGTTGGTTACCCCTCCCGCCCGAAGGCGGAAGAGTAGTCACTCAAGACACAGATTATGCGGTGCCTTCAATCGGGGTCACGAATACTTCACCCGATACGCCTGTACCCTGCGTGATATCGGTATCACGAGCGATGTACTGGAAGTATTCAGCGGATGCGACCACGGCATTCTGTGTTGCGCGGTCGACGTACAAACGGACATAGCGCTCTTGGGGCTTGACAATGTCAATATAGAACGTCTTTTCGTCGTCTGAGTCGGCGATGGTCTGACCGGTGCCGGTCAGGTCTGCCATCGTTCCTCCGCCTACTGCGGTATCTTGCTGGGCTTTGATGCTAGTTACAGCCGAACCCGTAATGGTGCCCATGCGGACAACCATCAAAACGCCGTCGTAACCTTGCATGTCGAGGATAGTTCCTTCGATGTCGGTAGTCCCAGCCGCGCCAGCGGTAGGGGTTACAGCAGTCGAGATCTTGATGACCTCACTTAATGCAGAAATAGAACTCATTTCTTAGCACTCCGTTTCTTAGTTTTCTTCGTCTTGACCCTCGCCTCAGAGGAGGCATGTGGGGCCGTGGCTCGTTCCGTTGGCTGCTGCGCCGGGGTTGCGGTGCCTGCCTTAATCATATCCTGAGCTGTGTCAGAATCGACCTCGACAACTTCACCGCTTTTAGCCCTTGCGCCTGCGCTTCCGTTGAGTCCGCTTTTAACCTTGATCCACATGCCTTGACTCCTTATGCCTGGATGAGATGCTTGACGGGGTTAGTACCGGCGTCGAGCAAGTTGCCGTCAGTGCGCATGATAGCCAGGAATCCGACCTGGTTATACTCAGCGTAACGCTCAACGAGACGCTTGACAACGAGGCCGCGAACGTCGCGAATCTTGTACTTTTTGAGTTGGCCGAACACCATGGAGATGAGTCCGCTTGTCATGGCGGGCATGTCTTCATTGATGGTGATCGGGTAATTCCACAACCGATCTGGCTCGCCTGCTGACGTGCTTGCCTGCCATTGGTACTGTCCTTCGCCGTCTTTCAACTTGCGAATCTTCAGCATAGTAGCGTCAGCGAACATATGGGAAGCGCCGGTGCGGTATGCACGGTCAACACTATAGATAAGGTCAAGAACCTCATCTAGGGTGACGGCTGCTGCGGCTGCTGCGGTTTTGCCGAGCGTCGATGCCGGTACAACGCCCATGGGTCCAGCAGCGCCGGTGCCTGCGGTGTATGCGCGGTTCAGACGCCGTGCAATACGTGTGCCCAAGGCTTCTGGAATCAGCGAGTCGAGGGGCAAGGCGCTGTCTTGCAGTGCTGCCTCTGGAACCTTCAATACGCCGGACGAACATTCGTAAGCGTTCCACTTGCGTTGCTCAAAGTCCGGGTCCGTGGCGTCGCCGTGGTCGACATTCTCGCCAACGAAATGTCCTTCGTTGCTCGTATCGTCGAAAGTGGGCCAGGACATTTCCGCGCCTGTGTCGGTACGGATAATGTCAGACACTGAACGCATGCCGCCAAATTCAAGCAGGGCAACTTCCAGGTTGCTCACAAAGACAGGCTGAACGGTGAAAGCGCCGGTCGATCCCTTGACTGCGCTCATTGCGCGGGCCTCTTCACGGGTGCGAGGAGCTTTCGAACGAAGCTCAAGCTCGATGGAAGGCGATGTCAGGTCGTAACCAAACTGAGCAGCAGCAGCACGCTCTTCTTTGGATACAGTGCCTTTAACGCCGCGTGTCCAACCATTAATGGCCAGGTCGCGGTTTTCTTCCTTTGGCTCGTCGCCGCCCTCTTCGAAGGAAATGCCATGGTTGCGCAGTTCGTCTTCAGCGCCGCCAGCGATACTGCGTTCGCCCTCTTCGGCTTTGAGGGTTGCGTCGATTTGCGTGTTTTTGGTGTTCAGGTCTTTATTAACCTGTTCCCATGCGGCGTTCTCTTCAGATGTGAAGTCGCGTGCTTCGTCGTTAATCAGGTCAGCTAGACGCCGAACCTCAGAGACGAGCTTGCCTTTTTCTTCCATAAGCTTCTTGAGCTTCATTGTGGTGCTCCGTTAAGACATAAAAAAAGCCGATAACAAGAAAAACTCGTTATCGACTGGGCGAAAGTTGTGTGGCGTACGGACTGGGCCGCGTGCTCTTCCCTATAAAATAGGCATACCATGCCATAATGTCAAGAAAGCGACAAAGAAAAACCCCACACCGTAATTCGGTGCAGGGCCAGGGACTGGGTATGGTATGGAGAGATTTAGGAGATTTCTGCTATCCTCGCTTGGTTTGAGACTTGGCGAAGCTTGGCGTTGAGCTTGTCTTCGTCTTCGCGCTTGCTGGCCTCGTATGCTTCACGGGACTCCTGCGCGCCTTCGCTTCTTACGCTTGCCGACGTGGCGTCGTATGCCGGGAACGTCACGGGACCAACGTCAAATAGCTTCACGTTTTTAATAGTCCTGACAAGTACGTCGCCCTCCTCAGTGTGCTCCTGGCTGGTTACCCAGAACTTGAACGAGCTACCGGTAACGTCGCCGCGTTCGATTGATACCTGTAGGTCGCGTCCAGTTGATGTATCGGGCGTGTCAATCTCGTACTGTAGACCTTCCTTGTCGACACTTAGACGCATAGTGTCTGCTGCCGTCCTGCCGAGAATCAAAGAGGCGTCATGGTTGAACACGCCGCGAACGTCGTCGTTTGCCAGCGCTTCATCAAATGCACCAGGGGCGATCCGTTCAACGTAGTCCTTGTCAAGCTGAAATTCAGTGTTGGGTGTGCCGTCGTAGAAAACTGCGCCCGTGCCTGCGATTGTGCGCTGTTCGCTATCGCCGTCCTGGCGAAGTACAACGCGCGACTTACTTTGAATCAATGTTCTGATTTCTTCTTTCATTGTGTGCTCCTAAGTATTATGCCAGAAGGCTGTTTTTTGGTTGTTGTCCAGGACACTTTAGGTTGTGGCAACCAGTGGCCCCACTCGCCGTTAACCTGCACCTCTACCGCTTGGTGGTATTTATACCCGGATCTCTTGTAGACTTCAGGCGTATTCTTGAATGTGACGATTCGGGCGGTATACCCTGCATCGATAGCGGCGGCGTGCTGTGATAGAACAGTATGACGACAAACCGGCGTAATAGTAACGCAGCCCATCGTTATTGCGCTGAGGATGATTGAAGCTATTAGGATGTTGCGTTGATGTCTCATCATACCGAAACCATGCCTCCTAAGCGTGCCTGATAACCGGTTTCTCCTGTCGTGATCTCAGCGGCGGATAACCCGCGCGCCCAAATCGCAATATGTTCAATCGCATGAATCGGCTTAGTACCTGCTACTAAATTGCCATAGTAGGAAGTTCCGGATGGAACGATGGCAGAGGCGGCAACTACCGGCGTTTCTCCATCGACTTGGATTGTATGGTTGGCACCGTCACAAATAACCGTAATTACGGACAACGTATTCGCCGTGAGTTTCTTGGTAGATACTGCACCGCCGGAAGTCTCGATAAACCCAGCTGCATCAAGCTTCAACTGGAACGCTCCAGCTTCCAACAGAACGGCCTCAGCGTCGGTAGGGTTGCCGTCGTCGCTCCAACCGTAGGGCATGATCGGGATTTGAAACGTGGTTGTCGCTGTATAGGTGTGTAGGAAGGTGAGAACGTCCTTCAGGTAGTCCGTGTTTGCAGGTGATTTGTCGGGGTA